GTGGATGACTGAGAACGAACTTGCTATTGAGCAAGGTCTTCGTGCTGAAGTCACCGAAGCATTTATGGGTGGATTAAAGAAATTGTTCATTGAAAGCAACATCAACGTACCAGACGAAGCTCTAGACGTTGTAGCAGATATGAGCGAGAAATTAGATGACATGGAGACCCGACTTAATGATCAGGTCGAGAAGAACATTGCATTACATGAAGCAGTAGGTGCTTATCGTAAAAATGAGATTTTGATTGAAACATCCAGAGGACTTGCAGAAGTTCAGAAGGATAAATTCACCTCACTTGCTGAAGCAGTGGAATTCAAGACAGAAGAGTCGTATCGTGAGAAGTTGGAGCAAATCAAGGAGTCTTACTTCGGTGCTAAGAAACCAGAAGTAAAGGAAGAGATCTCCGATGAGCAACCAGCTCAGAAAAGTGAAGTCGTAAGCGAGAGCATGACTTCTTATGTTCAGCAACTCGCTAAGAGACTGTAAACTAACTGTAAACCCAAACAAACACACAGGAGTGTAAATCCGCATGTATAATGCAGAAAATCTCCAAGAGAAGTGGGCACCAGTACTTAACCATGAAGGTCTTAATGACATTAAAGATCCTTATAGAAAGTCGGTAACCGCAATACTTTTGGAAAACCAAGAGCGTGCACTAGCTGAAGAGCGTGCAGTTCTAACAGAAGCACCAACAAACGTTGGTCCTATTAACACCCCTACTACAAGTAGTGGTGCTGTTGCAGGTTTTGATCCAATCCTTATTAGTTTGATTCGTCGTGCTATGCCTAAGCTTATTGCTTATGACATCGCAGGTGTTCAGCCTATGACAGGTCCTACTGGATTGATCTTTGCAATGAGATCCAGATATACTAACCAGTCTGGAAACGAAGCATTCTTTGATGAGCCAGATGCACAGTTCTCAGGTACAAAAGGTGGCACACCTCCAACTGCTACTACTGAGAAGAACCCTGCTCTTATCAACGATGCAACTGGTGGTGGTACAACAGCAACTAACTATGATCTAGCATCAAGTAAGTTTACTACATCAGAACAGGAATCATTAGGTGATTCTTCTTCAAATGCCTTCATGGAGATGGCATTCAGCATAGACAAGATCGCTGTTGAAGCGAAAGGTCGTGCTCTAAGAGCTGACTACTCAGTTGAACTTGCTCAAGACTTGAAAGCTATCCACGGATTAGATGCAGAGTCTGAGTTGGCAAACATTCTCTCAACAGAGATACTTGCTGAGATCAACCGTGAAGTAGTTAGAACAGTGTACAGAGGTGCAAAACCTGGTGCACAAGCAAACGTCGCTAACGCGGGTGTATTCGATCTAGACGTTGACTCAAATGGTAGATGGTCAGTTGAGAAATTCAAAGGACTAATGTTCCAGATTGAGAGAGACGCAAACGCAATCGCACAGGAAACTCGTAGAGGGAAGGGTAACATCATCATCACATCTGCTGATGTAGCTTCTGCTCTTGCTATGAGTGGTGTTCTTGACTACGACTCAGGAATTTCTGGTGCTGTTGGTGGTATCGGAGAGATTGATGACACAGGAAACACATTCGTTGGAACACTCAACGGACGTTTCAAGGTCTACATCGACCCATATTCAGCTAACGTATCTGACAGTCAGTACTATGTTGTAGGTTACAAAGGTACCAACGCATATGATGCAGGATTATTCTACTGCCCATATGTTCCTCTACAAATGTACAGAGCAATCGGTCAGGATACATTCCAACCACGTATCGGGTTTAAGACTCGTTATGGAATGGTTCTTAACCCATTTGCTAAGGGACTAACTGCTTTATCTGATTCAGATCCACAAGCAGCTGGTAACTTGAACGCTAACGCTTACTACAGAAGAGTAAGAGTTGCAAACCTAATGTAATCTCAGTTACATATTTTTTAAAGAGAGTGCTTGACACTCTCTTTTTTTATGTTATAATATATTTGTTGGACGCAACTTTGGGTGTGACTGAATAAACTTACTGGCAACCGCTAGTTAAGGTGATGAGACACAGGTGGTGCTGCTGCAGCGATGCAGAACCGATCAACCAATCGGGTCTCAGGCAATAACGTTTTTACTACTGTAGTAATGCCCGTTATTTGTTGGTATACAGGAATCCAACCACCCTCTTTTTTTGTAAGGGTCTCCTAACACTAAATAATGTTACAGGAGGCTAAGACGATGAAGATAGAATTCACATGGGACGAATACGAAGTTCCAGAATACGATCCAGAAAAGCATAATCCAGAGAGGGTCTTTGCTATGCTGTGTTATCGTGGTATTCATTATGCAAAGTGGGTAGTTCTAGATCCCTTTAAGATTAAGGCTTGGAGAGTAGATTGGGACTAGGCATTTCTTTTTGTTAAGTAAATGACTGACTAGGTATAAATTTTTTGGTAAATAATTATATAGAGTTAGGGGGAAACGATCATGCATCGAGATTCCTTTATTATTACGATTAGGGGAGGGTAAAACCTCCCCTTCTTTTTTGTGTCTAAATATAAACAGATATAATCTTTTATCATGACACCGATAAAATGGTTTGCTGCTACAATAGGAGTAGTAATAGGTGTATCACACATTGGTATGATTGGCATGATTGCCAACAGAAAGGATGGTAAGTTACCTGATCTAGACATACCTGTAGGTCCTTATACTTCTTACGTAGTGTCAGCAGACAAAGAGGGATATAAAATCAGTTATACTGCAAACGATCCCAAGACAGCGTACATAACTAAGGACATCAAAGAGAAAGGTGGTTTCTTAGGACTCGCAAATGAAACTACTAAGGTAGTAGAAGAATACTTTATGGATGGACAGATCAACCAAGGTGCACCAGTATCTAATCAAAGATCATGGATTGCAGACCTTGACACATTTGTCAAGAATAATCCAGAACTGTCACAGAAAGACCTTGCCTGTATTAAGGCAGTTGGAAGTGCAGAAGGAACTGGAAGACTGGTTGGCACTAGCGTTGGTGCAGCAGCAGCACCTACTCTTAGCACTATACCATTCGTAGGATGGGTAGCAGCAGGATGGGTAGCAATGTTCGGTGGAGAACAGGGTGCTAACATCGGTGGTAACATGGCTGAAGATTTAAACAAGAACTGCTAATGGCACAATTTGCACCAAAAAATAAAAACTTTTTATCCCCTGTTGGATTTAAGTTTATAATGAGTAGGACACCTAACGTGGATTACTTTTGTCAATCTGCTTCGATACCAGAGGTAAGTATTGGTGCAAGAGAGATCTCTACACCTGTTAAGGATTATACTATACCAGGTGATAAGATGACCTTTGGTGATCTTAACTTGAGATTCTTAGTTAATGAAGACCTAGACAATTACTTTGAAATATACAAGTGGTTGAAAGGTCTTACTAACCCTATGAACACAGGAAATTTTCAGAAGTATCTTGATACTGTAGATGAAAAAGGTAGGGATTCTGACTTTACAAAAACCATGTCAGATGCTAGACTATTAGTATTGAACAGTAATTATCAAAGTATTGCTACAGTTAATTTCTTTAACATATTTCCTACGAGTTTAACCACTCTAGAGTTTGATGCATCAGCAACAGACATCAATTACTTTACTGCAGAAGTTAATTTTAAATATACTATCTACGAGATTACGGATAAAGATCAGAAGAAAGTATGAATCTAGAAACCTTGAATGATATGTGGGAGAAAGATTCTCCTTTAGATGATGAAAAACTAGACCACGACTCGTTATCCATACCAAAATTACATGCTAAATATTTAAGACTTTACAATAATTTTGTCACCCTCAAGGATCAGGCAGAGTTAGAAGTAAAGCGTACTTACCGTGACAGGTGGGAATACTATACAGGGAAGTCGGAAAAACCTTTTCCAGTTAAACTGATCAAAACAGATGTAGCAATATATCTGGAAGCAGATCAAGAATATCAAAAAAGTGTCCTTAAGGCAAAGTATTTAAACCAGATGGTCGAGGCAATCAAGACCATACTCTCGGCAATTAACAACCGTTCGTTTCATATAAAGAACGCGGTTGAATTCGCCAAGTTCCTTAAAGGATATGAAATCTAACGTCGTTATACAAAAGAAGAACGAAGTATATCTAACAGTTCAATGTGAACCACATGTGAGTCACGAACTGGCAGATAAATTTACCTTTGAGGTGCCAGCTGCGAAATTCATGTCAGCATACAAAAAGAGGTATTGGGATGGAAAAATCAAACTCTTCAGTCCTGCTACAGGTGAGATATATGTTGGTCTTCTACCTTACATTATTGCATTTTGCGAAGAAAGAGGATACGAGGTTATCCATAGAGACAATGAATTCTATGGTCTTCCATCAGAGATGGATGAATTCGTTACCCCTCAAGGAATAGGAGACTATGTAAAAACACTTAACCTACCACACAAGGTCAGAGACTACCAGTACAAGGGAATCTACGAAGCACTACGACACAAAAGAAAACTACTACTGTCACCCACTGGTTCTGGTAAGTCATTGATGATCTATGCATTGACTAGGTTCTGGACAGCAAAAAATTTAAAAACACTCATAGTTGTTCCTACTACATCGCTTGTAGAGCAGATGTATCAGGACTTCAAGGAGTATGGTTGGAATGTCAAACAGTATTGTCATAGAGTCCGTGGTGGTATAGAACCCGCTACTGACAAAGATGTGACAATAACCACATGGCAGTCAGTGTACAAACTACCAAGACAATACTTTGCAGACTTCGGTGCTATCATAGGTGACGAAGCACATCTATTCAAAGCAAAGTCATTGACCAGTATCATGAACAAACTGTATGACTGCAAATACCGCGTTGGTTTTACAGGTACGCTCGATGGTACAGAAACAAATCGCTTAGTTCTCGAAGGTGTATTTGGCACAGTCAATAAGGTTACTAAGACAGAAACACTTATTAAAGATGGGCACCTTTCTAAATTTCAGATAAAGGTATTAATATTAAAACATAAGAGGAAACCATTTGATACCTACCAAGAGGAAATGGATTACCTTGTAGAGCATGAGAATAGAAATAAGTTTATACGTAACCTAGTTTGTGACCTATCTGGTAATACACTCGTCCTGTTCAACTACGTTGAACGGCATGGGATGCCACTTCATGAGTTAATAAATAGCAAGGTAGGGGATAACCGTAAAGTCTTTCTCGTACATGGTGGTATAGATACTGAGGACCGTGAACTAGCAAGACAGATCGCAGAGACTACAACTGATTCAATTATAGTAGCGTCTTATGGGACTTTCAGCACTGGTATTAATATTAGGAATTTACATAATGTTGTCTTTGCATCGCCTAGTAAAAGCAAAATAAGAAACCTTCAGAGCATTGGCAGAGTTCTAAGGAAGGGTGAACATAAAACAAAAGCAACTCTTTATGACATCGCAGATGATATGTCTAAAGGTCGCAATAACAATTACACACTAAATCATCTGGTTGAAAGAGTCAAAATATACAATGAAGAAAACTTTGATTATGAATTCATTGATGTCCCAATCAAGGAGAGTCATGGATAAAACAGAATTTCTAGCAGCAATCAAACTTGTATCAGGAGAGGAACTACTCTCTATGGTGACATCTGTGCATGACGAGAATGGCGACTATTTAATTGTAGAGAACCCTATAGAGGTAGAAGAGGTAATGCTTCCTAACAAACAAGCAGGAGCAAAAGTACAACCTTGGATGAAGTTCTCTAGAGAAGAACAATTTGTTATACCTAAAGATAAAATTATTACAATCGTAGAGGTAGCAGAAGAAGTCGCGGTCTTTTACCACATGTCTCTAAGGAAACTTAACACTGACTTTATAACTGACGCTAAGGGAAAGATCTCTACCGTTGATGAAGCTCGTATCAAACTCGATAAGATCTTTAAAAAAGGTTCTTAAATGTCCCTTGAATTCGCACACTCATAGTGTAACGGTTTTTCAACATCTTGTCAACCCCCCGCTTGACAGCAGGGTTTTTTTGTTATAAAATATAAACATACCGAAGCAAATAGATGAAACGAAAGAGAGTAGTATCGGAGCATTATGTAAACAATAAAGAGTTTTTAGAAGCATTAGTAGTTTTTAAAGCAAAGTGTCTTGCTGCAAAAGAAGCAGGAGAACAGCGTCCCCAGATCTCTAATTACATAGGAGAATGTTTTTTAAAGATAGCAACACATCTATCATACAAACCAAACTTTGTCAATTACATGTTCCGAGAGGATATGATATGTGATGGCATAGAGAACTGTGTGCAATACATAGAAAACTTTAACCCAGAAAAATCTAAGAACCCATTTGCTTATTTTACTCAAATCATTTATTATGCTTTTCTTAGAAGAATACAAAAAGAGAAACGTCAATTGGAAATCAAGAACAAGATATTAGATAAGTCAGGATATGAGGTTGCCTTCCATACTGATGACAAGTCAGGTTCCTCAGACTATAATACAATTAAGGAGAACGTGCAGATAAAAATTAAATGACATTTCCTATTACAATCGTCGATAATTTTTTTGATGATCCTGATGCTATTGTTGAGGTGGCAAATAATTTAAAGTATTTTAATCCACAAGGAGGTCATTGGCCAGGCACTAGGACTAAAAATTTACATATAGATGCACCTAGACTTCATATGTATTTTACTCAAAAATTAAATTCTATATTTTTTGGAGATAATCCTGATTACTGGAATACTCAAGCACACTTTCAATTAATAAGTCCTATTGAT